TTACGGGGGTATTCTTAACAAACTTCGCGATCATAAAATCCCACGAATCACTAACGTACCCTATGATGCCTCACTACCTGTGGATACTTATTGGGATCTGGGCATCGGTGATACTACTGCTATTTGGTTCAGACAAAGGCTAGGCAATGAATATAGATATATAGATTATGAAGAACATGGTGGCGAGGGATTGGCTTTCTATGTTAAACTTATCAAAGATAAACCATATGCTTATGGCAGGCATATACTGCCACACGACGGTGCGGCCAGGGAACTTGGTACAGGCAAAACCAGGCAAGAAACTATGCTTAAGTTGGGTCTAAGAACTGAGATACAAAAACGACAAGCAGTAGATGATGGGATTCAAGCATCTAGGAGTATTTTGCCGTTATCTTGGTTTGATACAGAAAAATGCGCTAGGGGACTTGATTGCCTGTTAAACTATCAGAGAGAATGGGATTCTAAATTGAATATGTTTAAAAATAAACCCAAGCATGATTGGGCGTCTAACGGAGCAGATGCATATAGAATTTCTGCCTTGGACGATAGAAAGAGTGATTTTGCAGATAATTTCGGTAAAGACTTACCAAGAACTGCAATGTCTGATTACGATATTCTGGGAGGATGATATGAG